TGGCTGCTTGACGGTAGTCCATGTGTTACCTCGGCATCCCCATAATTGTCTGGAAGTAATTAAACAGACCCGGAGTGAACGATTCAGTCGTCGTTGACTGATCTGGCGTCTGTCCAAGCGCCGCCAATGGCGCTGCAAGCGCTGCCTGCGGTGCGCCTGTGTAGCCTGCATATTGGCCGCGCGCCGCGTCGATAAGCGCCTGCTGCAATCCTTGCTGCATAAGACCCTGCTGCATCTGCTGCTGCTGGATCGCTTGGCCAGTGCCGAATGCCTGCTGGCCAAGTCCAGCGAGCTGCCCTGCCGCACCCAAACGCGTACCCATTGCGGATTGCTGCGCTGCCAAGTTTTGCGCCTGAGCAGATGCCGCCTGCTGAGCCGCGTATTGCGCAGCAGCGTTTTGCGCCGCCACATTGGATGCTTGAACTTGCTGGCCGCGAGCAATGTTTGCCGCCTGCGCCTGCTGCAGCGATCCAACGCCAAAGCGCTCGGCAGCTTGACGCGCCGCGACGTTTGCCGCTTCCGTTGCCGCTCGCTGGCCAATGTCAAACTGAGCCGCGCCCATCGCCTGCTGGAACCCTTGCTGACGTAAACGCGCCGCCGCGTCTGCCGCCTGCTGCCCGTATTGCGCGCGCGTTTCCGCTTCCGCAACGCCTTGGCGTGACCCGCCAAACGCTCTTGCGCGCTGGGCTTGCGCGCCCTGCACGTTGAGCGCCTTTTCCTGCGCAGACGCAATATCGCGCATGGTCATGTCGATGACTTCCTGCTGATACGGCGACTGATACTGGCTGATGTCAGTCGTTGCGAGCTGCTGAGCCGCTGCCTGCGATGGCTGGTATGCGAAGCCAGTTTGCTGTCCGGCGACGGCTTGCTGTGCTGGCGTATATCCAACTGCCTCGATCTGGCGTGGCGTGAAACCGAGGCCGCTTTGCGCGGTTCCCATCGCCTGCTGCAATGCGCCAGCCGCTGCTTGGTTTACGTTAAACCCAGCAGTCGGGGCCAATGCAGGCGGCGCGGGCTGCGCTGCCGGTTGCGCTGTCGGGGCGATTGGCATCATACCGAGCTGCGGCCCTGCGCCTGCTACTGGCATCGCTACCTGACCGCCACCTTTTGCACCTTGTCCAGCCATTATGCTTCTCCTCGTATTGCGCGGGGCTTGAGCATGCCGCACACGCGGCTAAACGGCTCGCCAATCGCCATAATAATTTTGCCGACCACATTCGGCTTGTGCTTCTCTGGGCGCTGCCTATGCGCCATCTCTGCCGCCCACGCCTTAACAATGGGCCACATAACTGCGCGAGCGACTTTGGCCCCGCGTGTATCCTTCTGTATATACTCAGCCAGTGGAGCAGCCCACGCGTGATAGCCTTCCATAAGCTCAGGATCATTACGGTGCAGCCACACGCCGTAGCGCTGATCTAAGCGCCAGATTTCGCGCGGCAAGTATCCGAGGCTGTAATATGCAGAGCAAAGCACGGTGTCTAATCCACCGCCACCGCCACCACCGCCACCGCCGCCGCCAGCTGTAGGCTTTACGGGAGGGGCTATCGCAGCAGCGGGCGTTCCGGTTAATTCTTCAGCTTCACCCGCATAATCGGTAATCCCTAAAGCGTCTCCAATCGAGCCAAAGAAGTCTCCAACAGCGCCAAAATCCCCAACACCATCTGCGCCGCCGCCTGATAAAAAATTACCTGAGTCTGAGGCTGGAGTTGATATAATTGGCGTGTCATTATCATTGCTTGATGCAAGGTATGCGCCAGTTGACGCGTCATAAACCATGTTTGGCGGCGCTGCGGCAATCATCTCTGCAACGGTCGGGTTTTCAATCGGGTTATTTACACCACCAACCTGATAGGAGTCATCAAGCAATATCTGACCAAGCAATGTATTCGCCGCCAAGCCAATTAAACCCCCTTCAATATCGCTCATTGCCTGCTGGCCCATTGACGCTTCGCTTGTGTCGGTTATCCCTTCGGCGGGGTTTGTAATCACCGTGGAAGCCTGCGCATTTGGTGACGGCGAATATGCCGCCTGATTTGCCGCGACCAAAGCGTCATAGAGCGGGTCTGACGTAGTGGGCTGTGACACTGGCGTTAAATATGCTCCGTAGTCTATTTCTGGGGTGGCGACCCCAACTGGCGAATAGCCTGCCGCAGCGGCCAATGCTGGATCGACTTGACCCACATCATATCCAGCAGAAACGGTTGATCCAAATTCATTAGTGGCATATGAGCTTTCATCTGCATCAGGCGCATATGATGTATAATCTGTTCCGCTTAGGGATGAGCCAAGCGGAAAGTCAGATGCGCTATAGATAGGAGTTTCTGTGTAAAATGATGGATCAACCCCAGCCTCCGCTTGCATAGCGTCCAAAGCCGCCTGATTGGGGTCAAGCACCCCAACTTGCTGGCCGCTTTCTGCGGTGAATGCGTCTCCATAGTCAATGTCTGGGTTATAATATTGCACTTCCTGACCGCCAACAGTTGTGCCGCCAACTCCAACACTTGTCGGGCCGACTAAAACTTCTGTTGATGGCGTAAAGTTATATACACTCTCCGGCCCCGCAGCTGCCTGCGCCTGCGCAATCGCCAACTCGTTTGCACGATCTGCCGCTCTGATGTCTGCCATCGTACCCATAGTGCTGTAATCCACAGCAGGCTGCACGCGTGTTCCTGCTTGGCCTGTCACTGGATCAATGAAAAAGCTCTCAATGTATTGCGCCTGCGCTGGGCGCTGCGCGGCAAGCTCGTCAACGGCCTGCTGGTACAATGGAGCTGCGCTATATCCGCGTACACCGCCAGCAAACTGTGTTGGCTCCGGCATGCCGCCCATAATATCAGCTTGCGTTGTTGGCGTTCCTAACCCAAATGCAGACGCAACGTCAGCGGTTTGCTGGAAGCCCGCCTGCTGAAACGGCGTAAACGCGGCAACATCTGGCCCGAAATACGGCACATAGCCAATCTGGCTAATGCCTTCGGCCTTTGCCAAGTTACGGCGCGCAGCCTCTTCAATGTATTCTGGGATCGTAACTGATGACGTTGTTGACCCGCCTTTGCCGCCTGCCATTATTCAAACTCCTTCACATATGAGGCGTGCAGTGGCACCCAGCCATGCGCCTTCAGTGGTTTCTTCCAGCCAAACCGGCCCGTCATGGTCAACGCAGAGCATCCTTGCGCTTTTGCCCATGCTATCACATCTTCATGCATTTCTAAAATCTGATCCAACTCGCCGCCGCCAAGAAACACGTTTAAAACTTTCTTTCTCGGATATACCACTATTTCGGTCACTATGCACCCCCTCGGCGTGGGCCAGAGCTGCATCGTTCCCTTGTATATACCTTCGGCCACGTCGATGAAGTCATGCGTGCCGCCGGAATACTCCAAGGCAGCCTCAATCCAGTCACGGCATCTCTCCAGCTCTTTATCCATGAAGCCTCGTAATTGCTAAGGTTGACGCGGGTATCGCTGGCACCGGCGAAGACGCTGCGGTGTAATTCAGAAAGCCGCTTGTGCTGTCGATCATGTAATTCACTTCCAAGTAGTCATTCGCCGCAACAGTGAATATCTGCGTGCGCGACGTGACCAGCGTGGCGTTATTCTGGTGCAGCGCAGTGGTCATGCCGCTGTCTGCCACGTTGGTTCCGTTTACGCTGGGCCAAAAATAGAAGTGAACAGTGCTGGCTGACGTTGATGATATTTGCGCCGAGAACGATACAACATATTGGCCCGCCTCCTCGAACACGATGCGCGACGCTGGCGTGCCTTGCGTGATGCCGTCATTGCCGCTGGGCGCATCATATGTGAGCTTGTACGCCGTGTTGGCGGCAACAGGCGTGACGTCTGACGTCAGGATGAAATCAGCGTGGCCATCCTCCAGCACAACTTGCCGCCACTCGCCGTTTTTGCTGACAACGGGATACAAGTTTGTGCGATCCCACATCAGCACGCCATCTTCTGCTGCGCTTTCGCCGCCCGTCTGCTGCACAAGCGGTGATCGCGTCTGACCAAGATAGAGCATCATGCGCCGCGCCCATGACTTCCAGTCATCGCCCTGCGGCTCTGGTGCGCGGTACTGCTGCGTCATCTACGTCCACCCGCAACAGTGTCCAGTCGGTTTATGCCAACGCGCCAGTCGGCAAGCCTTGCCCCGTCAACGCGCATCCGCACCTGACGGCCAGTGAAGCGCATGCTGGTTGGGTTGGCCATGCTAAACGGCCCGTATGATCTCTCGGTGCCGTTTGGATAGAAACGCGTCTTAAACGTAGCGCTGACATCGCCTTGCGTTTTTTCGTCTGGGATCATCTCCGTCACGCTAATGACGTTATCGCCGGTGCCAAGCATAATCGGGCCGGTTTCCGCGAACGGCGTCAAACCGCCATACTCGAAGCCGATCTCATGCTCGTATATCTTCTTGTCTGACGGATCAAACATCATCGGCTGCCTGAATGTGCCGGAGTCAGATCCTGCCGTGCGCGCCAGCTCGCCAATAGACCACGTATTCTCGACGTAATTATACACGGCGTATCTGTTGTTTTCGTTTGATGAGCTGGACGGGTAGAACCACCATATCTCGCCAAAGTCGCCATTTGACATGGCAAACGCCTTGCTGATTTGCGCGCGGTTGATGTCGTTAAACACGTAGTCAGACACGTCGCTCTGGATCTCCTGCACGCCGCCACCGGTGTAGGCGTAAAACGCATGCACGCCCATCCAGAAGCACCCAGCGTCAACCTTGGCATATGCAAGATTAGCCGCAAGCCCGCAGGCTGCGCCAACGCGCTCAATGCCGTACACATATGGCGGGCCAATATAGTTGGCCACATGCGCGTCTGTCGTTGTTAGGATAAGCGTCTGCCCGCGAACATTCACGCCAGCCATAATCTGCCCGCTCGTCTGCAACTCAAGATCGCCAGCCTCGTTTGTCGCGGCAGGCGTCCAAGTCGTGTTGTCTTCGCGGTCAGACCATTGAACAAGGCGCGGATTGCCGCCTGCGCCGAGGCACATCAAAAAGCGCTCTGCCGTGACAACAATGCTGCGGTTATTGACTGGCGCGTTGGCGACCTGCGCAGCAATCGTGCCGGTGTTGAGCTGCCATTCGTAAACCTTGCCGTCGTCTTCGTTATTGGCCAGCAAGTATTCGCCCCACGGCTGCAACGCCCAAGCAGTCGCTGGCTGGATGCGTACAGTGTCTGGCCGCGCAACGCCGTATGCGTAGCTGCCAAATAAGCCGCCGCCGTATCCAGTAAACGCTATGGCGTCTTCGCGGCCAGCGGTCAGGCCGCTCGGCGTGATGTCGAATTGGTTGCCCGCGCTGTTGTAGACGTAAAGCTTGTTATACGTGCCGGCAGCAATCCAGCGGTCGCTGCTGTTGTCGATCCACGTTGTCATGCCGCGCGTGATCGCAGCAGTTGCCGTGTCAGATCTCTTACGCCAACCCTTGACCGGCTGCATCGTGCCGTCGATCCAACGGATCAGGCTGGCATCGCGCCAGCGGCCCATGCTCTGCAAGTCGGTGCCGTTGCGGTAAACCCCAGCGGGTACGTCTAATCTAATCAG